ACTGCTCAAGAAGGCGATGTAGTTATTCGTTCTGATGAAGATAAAGTATATATGCACAATAGTTCATACGGAGGAACTATATCAGATTGGACAGTATTCGCTGTTACAAGTGATTATGTAGATGATGAGATAACAGCAGAAGATTTAGATGTTAGTGCTGATAGTGGGTTAGATATTAGTATTGATTTAGATTCTGAAGTTCTCGCTATTGAGGGTGGTAGTCCTCCAAATATTCTCACCTCTACTACAGGTGGTGATACAGTTGAAATTACCCTTGCAGATGTTTTAACTGGTGTAACAATTCTACCTTCATTATTTACTGAAAATGCTACAGGTTCGACAGAACTTAATTTTGCTATTTATGATAGCTTCACACTAACTCTCATAGGTAATGCGGTTCTATCAAATCCTAGTTCTCTGTATGCGGGTAAGTCTGGATATATAGCCTTTATTCAAGATGGTACAGGTTCACGAACAGTTACTTTAGGTACTGACTTTGAAACTGTTAGCGGGTCAGGTTTAACATTATCATCAGCAGCCGATACAACTGATTTAGTTCCTTATTTTATTGCTGCTGCACCCGGTAGTGGACCTAATAGGATACTACTAGGAGCACCACAGCTCGCATTTTCATAATAGGAGATTAATGTGAATTTTAGAGAATTAATAAACGAAGTTTTAATTAGATTGAGAGAGGACACTATCTCTTCTGATTGGACAGGCGATATAAACGATTCAAGTGCAGTAACAGATTACCAGAAAGTAATCGGTTCTCTAGTAAATGATGCTAAGAGTCACGTTGAGTCTAGGCACGATTGGTTAGCACTCAGAGAAACTTTTACTGTGGCTACAGTATCGGGAACTATGGTGTATTCGCTAGGAGATGTTAATGCTGGTGCTGGCTCTAATCCTAAAATTCTTGATGTTATCAATCAAGCGACAGGAACACACTTATCTCAAGTAGGTAATGAATGGCTTAATGCTAGGTCTTTCCCTGCTGCTGATATAGCAACTGGAGAGCCTTATCATTATGCTTTTAATGGTTCTACTGTTAATCTCGCTACAAGACCGCCTGATATGAATGTAGACCTATACCCAGTACCTACTGAAGCACAGAACATTAACTTTAATATTATTAAGGTACAACCTGCTCTAGCTAGTGCTACTGATGTTTTAACAGTACCAGTACATCCAGTTATGTTAGGGGCGTGGGCGAGAGCAATCTCAGAACGTGGTGAGGATGGTGGTACACAATCTAGTGTAATGGCTCAAGAAGCTAGTGAAGCTCTCGGACAGGCAATTATGCTTGATAGTGGTAATACAAGGTATGAAACAGATTGGTATAGCGGACAGTATTAACCTATGGCAAAAGAATTATCATATAAACCTCTAAATGATTTAGGTGTTAACGGATTAAATACTCAAAGTAATCCTGCAACTTTAGACCCTTCTTGGCTGACTAAAGCAGAGAATGTAGTAATTAGAGAGTCTGGTCGTATCGCTCTAAGAAAAGGACTCAAACAGAAAGTAGTTCCTACAGGTACAGCGATAGCCTCTTTGATAGAACATAGAGACCAAAGCACAGATAAGATATTTGCTAGTTATGGTACAAGTATATATACAGTAGATTTTGGTAGTCCTACTGCTGCTTTCCCTAGTAGTGGTGCTGATGTTAAACGAACAGTCGTAGGTTCTTCAGGTGATTGGCAGTTTGTTAATTTTAATAGTAGGTTACATTGTTTTCATTCAGGAGTAGTGCCACAAAGATATGATGGCTCTACTACAGTAGGAGAGAAATGGTCTAGTAGTTATCATACTGATGCAATAAACATTGCTAATGGTAGTTCAACTCCTGCTACTAGTATTGTAAAAGATACTACATATAAAATTGCGACTGTTGGAAATACAAATTTTACTTTAATGGGTTCTGCTGATAATAATGTTGGAACAATATTTACTGCTTCAACAACAGCAGCTCTAGCAGAAGGTTCTGAAATTACTGCTGACAAAATAGCTACTGGAAAATCTTATAAAATTGTAGCTTTAGGTAGTTCAGATTTCACAGCTCAGTCAGCAAGTTCTAATGAAGTAGGTGTTATTTTTACTGCAAACACTACTGGCGGAACTGGAACAGGAACAGTTGTAGAGGTTATTACAGGAACAGATGGAACAGTAGTAGAGATAAAAACTAATCCTGCTTTAACAACTATTACAGTAGATGATACAACTGATTTTCCTAGTGCTGGAAAAATTATTATTGATGAAGAAATAATTGCTTATACTGGAAAAACATCTACAACATTTACTGGTTGTACTAGAGGTTCAAGTAATACTACTGCTACATATCATTTAGATAATGCTGTAGTTACAAATGATTCTTCACCTCCAACAGTAACTACTGGTGAATTTAAACCTAGTTGTGGTGTTGGTTTCTATGGTCGTATGTGGGTAGGTGGAGTTGCAGAAGAGAAAGATGTAGTACACTATTCTGCTCTATTAGATGGTGATGACTTTACTTTGTATGGTGGTGGTGGTTCTTTCGATTTAAAGAATGTATGGGGAACGGATGAAATAGTAGCGATAGCTCCCTTTTATGGGCAGCTTGCAATATTTGGCAAGCAGAATATAGCTATATATGATAATCCAGCTACCATTGGAAGTATGAAACTCAATGAAGTTATTAGAGGGATTGGTTGTATTGCGAGAGATTCCGTACAACATATAGGTGATGATTTAGTATTTTTATCTTCTACTGGTCTTAGGTCTTTAGCTCGTACTTCAGAGAAAGATAAAGTACCACTTACTGATTTATCTCTAAATATAAAAGATACATTAATAAGAAATATTGGTAATAGTACGAATGTTAAGAGTGTGTATGTAGAAAGTGAAGGCATCTATATAATGTCATTTATAGACAAGAATATAAATTATATCTTTGACTTCAAACATCTAACACCGAATGGTGCTCCTAGAATAACAACTTGGACTTTTGATAGCGATAGAGAACCAGCAAGTTTAGCATATACTAACCTATATGGACTCTTAGTAGGACAACAAGATGGTGGTTTGGCTGGTTATGAGAGGTATTTTGATACTGATGCTGCTGCTGCTGACGGTGGAGGAGTAACTTATACAGACACTTCCTACACTTCAGAAATTCAAACAGTATGGCTGAATTTAGGTGACTCAGTTATAACTGCCTTATTAAAGAGATTCTTTATGGTTATCGAGGGTGGTTATGGTGCTACAGTTTGTATGAAATATTATAAGGATTTCAGTCCTGTTTCATCAGACTCCACTTGTGTAACTTTGAGTCCTGTGACAACTGGTACTGCGTTTCTATGGGATAAAACTACTTCTCTTTACGGAGCAACCACAGCAACTCATACACACGATTCAGCAGTTCATACTGCGTCTGCTACCTACAGACCAATTTACGGACTGAAGGAATATAGGATGCCACTTTTAGGAAGTGCAAAACATTTAAAGATAGCGGTAGACATTCAATCTAATGGGTTTGATTTGTCTATACAGGCTTTAACATTATTACATAAACAGGGGAAAATACGATGAGTCAATATTCAATAGCGGTGTCTTGGTCTGGTAAGGATGCCTTAGCTGATTCAGATACTAATAAGATAATTAGCGGAGGGGATTTTAATACCGAGTTCTCGGCTGTCCGAATTGCTGTAAATTCTAAGGCGGACTTAAATGGAAGTGCCTCAGAATCTTTCAGTGCTACAACAGCAGCAGTAGGTACGAATACGACACAAGTAGCTACAACAGCTTTTGTAAAGGATGTATTGGAGAATTACATATATCCAGTTGGTTCTATATATATGAATATGGCGGTTGCTACAAATCCGGGAACACTTCTTGGATTTGGTACTTGGGTTGCTTATGCGACAGGTCAGGTTTTAGTAGGTTATGAGGCTAGTGGTACATTTGATTTACTCGATGAAAGTCTTGGTGCTGAAACACATACACTAACTACTGATGAAATTCCAAGCCATAATCATAGTAATGGTGGTTATGATAGGCTTTTAAGAGTAACGACTGGGGGTAATCAAACTGTACCATCACCAGATACTACAGGTGGTGAACCAGATGTTACTTCATCCGCAGCAATATCCGCAGCAGGTGGTGGTTCAGCACACAACAACTTACAACCAAGTGTAACAGTACATATGTGGAAACGCACAGTATAATAATTAGGAGATAGAGAGATGGCAAATGAATGGGATTGGGGAACAGTAGATACAGGTACTTCTACTGGAAGTAGCTCTGTTTATGGTAATGACCCCCAAGATGATGCAGAATTTGATGCTGCTTATAATACACAACAAGCTGGATTATCT